CACCAGGAACTCCTTTTGAGGGTTGGACAATTAAAGGATTGGATGCAACTGGAACAATCATCTTCAATCACTCCAACAATAACGCATCATACGGTCCAAGTAATCCTGTTACTGGAACCAATGTAGATTACTCTGGAGTATCATACAGAGGACTCACATATGATAATCGTGCTGTGTGGTCTGGATCTACATCAAACTTTACTATTGAACACGATGTAAGATTTAACGACAATCAACACTTCGTTGATATCAATACTCGTTTAGAGTTTTTGATTGCTGTTCCAACTCTTTACTTTGGAAGATTCACTGACCCAGACGCAAGAGCCGCTGCAGGAGATAGTTCCGCAACTCTTAATGTTAGAGGATATGCTGGTGGTATTCCAGCAACTAATGTAGTTCTATCAGAAGCACTCGCATCCAAGTATGCTCTAGGATTATTCACTGGACAAATTGGTGAAGTCAACTCTGGAGTAAGTGCTGCTTGGACAACTAACCCTGTTGATTATTACAATGGTGTAGATAATGGTGATGGAGACTACACCATCGGTCTTGGATTTATGTTCACTGGATTAAATGCTGGTGATATTGTTAATATTCAGTATGCTTATATCTTTGGCCCTTCTGCATTTGCTGCTGGTTCTGGTGCTGTTGCTGGTGGTGCTGGTGGTTCTACTCCAACATCCTTTACAGTTACTGATGTGGGTTCTGCTTCTGCTCCTACAACTCCTTCCACACCAACAGTCACAGGAACTACAACCACAAATACAGTTACAAGTTCTACTTCCACATCATCAACTTCTGCGACGACTTATGTAACCAGAACTGTTACAGATACTGATGCTGATGGAAATCCAAGAGTTAGAACTTATACTGATACAGTAGTCACCACAACCCCAGTTGATACTACAACCACAACCACAACACCAGTTACAACCACCACTTATTCTGACGGAACTTCAACCACAACTAACGGAACACCAGTTGTAACCACTTCTTCTGCAAATGGTTCTCCAACTTCTGTTGTAACTGCAACCGCACTTGATACAACCGCAGTCACAAGACCATCAGTTGCCCAGGCATCTGTTCAGTCTTCAAATCTTCCAGTTGTAAATATCACACTCACTGAACACGATGCTTCTGAAAACAAAGGAGTTCAGAGAATCGCAAGACATCATACGAAGACCACAACAACTCCGATGGTCAGAACCATCACTACAACACCAGTTACCACAACGACTGATGCTTCTGGAAACGAAACTGTAACCAACGGAACTCCTGTTGATACTTATGAACTCTGGAATGATGTTACAATTTCTCATACTTATGATTCTCTCTTTGGTCGTGTAGATCAACTAGAAGTTCTTGATGGAATCAATGATGGTATCAACGGACTTCTGAATCACGAACCAACTGCTGGTAAGCAAAGACTTAGAGTATTTGAGAACAATAGATTTGTTCAGTCATACAATGCTGATGGATATACTGCCGATTCCAAGATCTTCGGTGGTGGTTTTGAGTTTGATGCTACCAAAGGTTGGACTGTTGGGTTCCAGTATAATAGAGTTAACATAAATCTTAATGGTGTTGACTCAAGGACACAACAGACTAAAGACCACTTTGGTGTATTCAGTGAACTCGGAGGTAATACACTGACTCTGAATACCAATGCTGCAATTGCAAACAGCAATTATAAGTATAACAGAAATGTAGAAGGTGTATTTAACAATACTGGTGAAACAACTGGTTCTGAGTGGTGGGTTTCCAATCGTTTATACTGGCATCTTCACAAGGCAGTAAAACCATTTGTTGGTTATACTGTGTGGAACAACAAGAGAAATGCTTATACCGAAACTGGTTCTATTCAGTCCGCAAGAAGTGTGGATGCATTCAATCAAACAACACATGTTGGTGAAGCAGGACTTAAACTTGAAACTCGCTTTGGTGGCAAGAAAAACAATCTTTTTGGTGTTAGTGTAGAAGGTGCTTATGGCACTGATAGTTTTTATGATGTAAGTGCTTCAGTTGACTATAAAGAGATGTTATTTGTTGAAGGATCTCATGGTGTAAACAACGGAGTTACTAACAATTCTGTTGCAGCAAAAGTCAAGTTTAGGTTCTAAAAACCTAAATAAGAAGGACATCAATCACACGGACTGATGGGAAACACAAAGGAAAAAGCTATGGGACAGGTGATTCGTATTGCAATTTTGAGTTGGTCTGCTGCTCTTTTGACTGCATCATATGCTGGTATGCTCTCTAAAATGGATCCTACCTTCATTGCGACTGTCTTCACTGCCTCTGCTGCCACTTTTGGAATTAATACCATGAAGAAAGGTGGAGAAGATGATGAAAAGAAAGAAGAGCCAAAGAGAGAAGAAGTGGTGGTTGAAGCTCCACCAGAACCACCTGCTCCAGTAGCAGAAACTCCCGCTACAAGTCTTGAAGAAAGAGTTGAAGCACTAGAGGAAGGATTCGTTCAACCTCGCACAGGAGCCTGATGAGCAAATCTGCAAACAAAGGTAAGAAAGGTTCTGTTGGAAGTCAAAAGAACTCTAAGCAGAACCAAGGCAACGCTACTGCTAAAAAAGCGAAGAATGGTGGTAAGAAAAAGTGAACTATGAGGTATTATGCCACGCGAATGGAATACTCCAATTCGAGAACCTTGGAATCCTGTAATTAAAAAGTGCCTTGATGCTGTCGATGAACACATCAAGGCATATGTTAAAACGGGAGATGACTGGCACTTATCACAAGCTGAAATATTAAGAAAGTATGTAAAAGATTTGAAAGTTTGGATACACAAAAAAGAAGGATGGTGGGATGAATGAAAAAACTCCTTACAGTATTCGGTTTATCTTTAACTTTAGCATTTCCAGTAGGTGCTAGTTCTTTAGAAAAGAAACAACCAACAGTTCCAGCATACAGCCTTGCAGCGATGGGTTGTATGATACTCAGAGAATGTACAGAAGGGGTCGAACAACTTACACCAGACTCTTCACTTTTATCTGGTAAAGAGTTTGATAACTTTAGAACAGAAATCAAATCTATTCTGGTAGCACTGAATAAACTGAATGTTCCAGTTTATGTTGGTCCCAGTAGATACTTCACACCAAGAACAGTAGGACTTTATAAACCAGATTACAATCGTTTCTTTATCAATGAGGAACTCTTAAAGGACCCAAGAGAGTTTTTAGGAACAATGAGGCACGAAGGATGGCACGTTGTTCAGGACTGTATGGGTGGTGGAATCAAAACTTCTTTTATGGCACAAGTCCACCAGGACTCAGAGATTCCTGCTTGGGTAATGAAGATGACTAAACTATCTTATGAATCTATGGGTCAGAGTCGTGCCGTGCCTTGGGAAGCAGATGCAAATTGGGCAGAAGAACAGTCAGGTCAAACTGTGAAGCATTTAGAAATGTGCGCCAAAGGTCCACTATGGGAACAGGTAAGACCAACTCCTATGACGATGGAATGGCTAATTGGATGTGGATGGATGAAACCACAAGAAGGCTATAAAGAATATACACCAAACAAAAAATCAGATTATTGTGTAGAAGGTAAATATTAATGTCTGAGTTTCCGTGGGGAGTATTAATTATACTTAGCTGCGGACTTACTTTTGTCGCATATATCATTTACTACATATTAAGGTTAGCATTTGAGGAAATGAAAGATGAAGAACCTAGCAATCATTCTGTCAGCGACAAGTCTAGCGATTAGTGGAGCACTTTGTTACGGTGCTTATGTGACTTATCAGAAAGCACAGAAGATTCTGGACAATCCAGAAGAGTTTGTTGGTGCTGTTGTAGAGAAACAGGTCAATAAAGCATTTGAGAAACTTCCCATTCCTAAACTAAATACTGGGAATATTAAGTTTCCTTTCTGATGGATAATAAAGACCCATACATATATCGTATTCGCTCAATCCATAAGGTAGTCGATGGAGATACCATTGATGCTGATATTGATTTGGGGTTTAGTATTAGTCTCACTAAACGCATTCGCCTCGCTGGTGTGGATACTCCTGAGAGTCGCACTGCTGATGCGAACGAAAAGAAATACGGACTTGAATCAAAAGAATGGTTGAAAAAGCGTTGTGAGAACGCAAAGGATATTCTAATCAAGACCGAACTTCCAGACTCTACAGAGAAGTATGGTCGTATTATCGGGCATCTGTTTATCAATAATGAGGCAACATCACTAAACAACCAGATGATTGTTGAAGGTTATGCCTGGACTTATGATGGTGGTACAAAGAAAAAGAACTTTGCTGAACTGGATGCGAAGCGTAAGAAGTAATCACTTTGAGTGAAACTTTTTGTATTGTTCTTGCTTTTCTTTCTTCTGTTCTTTCTTCAATACTTTATTAATTTTTTTGAGGGACTTAGTTTTCTCAAAAGCAAATAATATCTGTGTCTCATAAGGGGTAAGGTCTCTGCTCAAGAGTTTCTTGCCCCTTACGAATATCTGTTGAACAATAGGTTTCATCTTACCTACCAACCATTCCACCACAGATTTCCCAACAAGAGCCGCAGCGACAGAAGCAGTAGCAGTGGTGCCAGCAAGAATAACCTGCTCTTTAGGTGGGATGGGAACTTCTCCGACGATTGGTACTTCAATGATCGGTACTCCTAAATTGTTATTTTTGGGGGCATCATCGGAAATAATCTGATTATCCTGAGTATTTTGAACAGGAACTTGAACCTGTGGTAGAACTGGTTGAGTATCAGGAAGTCCTCTGGTCTTTTCTTCTTTCTCTTCCTGTTGTTTCTTCTGCTCTGCTCTTACTGCAGCATCAAACTCTTCTTGAGTCGGCACATTAATCACTGGATACTTAATCGTTGTATCAGGCATATTGATGATGGGCATATCAATTTCAGGTATCACAGAACGCTCCGCTCTACGAGTAACAGGAGGTTCTATCGTTGGAATGATAGGTGGGGGTTCACTTCTTATTTGGATTGGTCTGATTTCCATTTGCTACATCCTGTACTCTTGGATATTTCACAACGACATCAGCACAGATTTTCGCATAAGGACTTTCTGGGTGAAATGAAATTCCATTTTTCATTGCTTCACCACACTTCAATAATCTGACTAATTCAAAGTCAAGTCTTGCTTTATCTGCTTCTGCTTGTTGTCTTGTAATCTCTGTACGAACTCTTGCTTTACAGAGTTCTTGAAATGAACCATCAAGAGGAATGGAGAAACCTGCTGATAAACCAGTGTTCAATGAGTTCTGTTGATAAGTTGTTGGGTCGGTGCTACCAGATAAACTATTGTATCCAAAGGTCTGTAAGTTCAGTGTAGGTCCCTGGCAAGAAACACCAGAACCATAAGTATTCATAGAAAAAGGTCCTTGTAAAACTTGAACCGCTTGATTCACAACACTACCTGTTGCTGAAGCACTTGGACCTGCTATATTTGTGTTTGAAGGTGCCTGTTGTGCTTTTACATAACTTTGTGGTATTATAAATAATAATGTTACTAACCAAGTGGAAATACTATGACTTATGTTTATATTCATAAAAGAGGAGATGTTCCTTTTTATGTTGGAATGGGTCAAGGTAGTAGGTGTATTTCCAAAAAGCGTAGAAATAATTTTCATTTGAATACCTGGCAAAAAGCAGAAGATGAAAATTCATTTCAA